CTGAGAAGGAGATTATCTCTTTAGTTGAAAAGTGTGAAACCTTTGAAGAAGTATTAGATGCTTCTAAGGTTCTCTATGATTATTGTAAGCAGCAACAAGAAGAAGATGCTCAAGAGGAAGTAGAAGGAAATGTTGAAATGCAACCTACTGAAGGTGGTGGGACATCATTAGATAATTCTGAGAAGACTGAGGAAAAAGAAGAAGTTGACCTTGACCATCAACCAGAATCATCTGAGCAGGGATTTGATGGTGAGCAAGAATCTGATAGTTCTAATACTGGTTCTCCTCAAAAACCTACAGCAGCAGGAACTAGGGGAAGTGAGAATTCTGAACCAGAAGTAAAAACTGCTGATGCATTAGCAAATGCTATAAAAGATTTGGTTGGTAAAGGTGGTAGAGATAATGTATATGTTGAAATTCCTAAGTTAAAATTGGAAGATATTCTTATTCCTAATAAAAATATTCATGATGAGTGTCAGCAATGTTGGGATGAATATCTATTAAGTGATTCTGCTAAGGCAGAAGATGATGATGAAATAAATCGGGAGGAAATGGAGGCAAAATATTATAGATGGATGCCAGTTCATGGTCTTAAAGGTGTTGATAAAGAATTTGAAAAATTTAAGAAATCTACACAAAAAGAAGTTAATTATCTTGTAAAGGAGTTTGAGTGTAAGAAATCTGCCAGTGCATATGCTCGTGCAACTGTTGCAAAGACTGGTGTTTTAGATACATCAAAACTTCATACTTACAAGTACAATGAAGACCTTTTCAAAAAAGTAACTGTAATTCCTGAAGGTAAAAATCATGGGTTGATTTTTATTCTTGATTGGTCAGGGTCAATGGCTGATGTAATGATAGATACTCTAAAGCAACTTTATAATTTACTTTGGTTTTGTAAGAAAGTTAATATACCTTTTGATGTTTATGCTTTCACTAATAATCATCCTGGATATGATAACAGTGAACTGAAAGATTGTGCATATGAACCAAAGGAAGGTTTATTGGATGTGTGTAGATGGTTCTCTTTGTTGAATATGTTTACAAGTAATGTAAATGGAAAAACATTAGATCAACAAATGAAAAATATTTTTCGTGTTGCTTATGCTTTCCGTAATAGTGTTAGGTATCATTCTCCATCATCACTTTCTTTATCTGGAACTCCTTTGAATGAATCATTAATTGCTCTTCATCAAATCATTCCACAATTTAAAGAGAAGAATAAAGTTGAAAAGGTTCAATGTGTTATTTTGACTGATGGTGAAGCATACCCACTAAGATATCATCGTGAAGTTCAAAGAGACTGGGAAGATTCTCCCTATCTAGGAACTAATGAAACTGGAGATCATACATTTTTACGTGATCGTAAAACTGGTAAAACATATAGATTATCGTGGAGTTATCATGAGTCTACAGATGTATATCTTAGAAATCTAAGAGATAATTTTCCAGATAGTAATTTTATTGGTATTAGAGTAATGGGTTCAAGAGATGCAGGAGCATTTATCAGAAGGTATTGTCAATATGGTAAAGAATATGATACAATACAAAAAAGGTGGAGAAAAGAGAAGTGCTTCTCTATTAAGAACTCTGGTTATAATACTTATTTTGGATTATCATCATCTGCTTTAGATAATGATGCAGAGTTTGAAGTAAAGGATGATGCATCCAAAACAGAGATTAAACGTGCTTTTATTAAATCTCTTAAAACCAAGAAATTAAATAAAAAGATTCTTGGTGAATTTGTTGACTTGGTGGCTTAATTATGGCAATTTACGACGACATTAAAATCACTATCAACCTCAATGAGTTGGTAGAGGCAAGAGCAAAACTCCAAACTCAATATGGAGATTACTCTAGTAAGATATGCAAGGGTGAGTATCTTGATGGGAATGATATTGATAGGATAGCATCTAAGTTGAGAGATACTCTAACATGGGAGTCACTATTTCAAATGGTTGATGAATCTATCTTAGAATACTTAGACCTTAATGAAACTCATTATGGTGAGACAACTGTTGAATCTCTTGATATAACAATGGAGAAGGAGAAAAAGGAAAGGGAGAAAGAGTTTAAGAAGAACTTTGATATGGTGAAGTTAGAATCACCATCATGGACTATTGATGTACCTTTGAGGAAAAACAAATGAATCTAAAAATGAAAGAAGAACTTCCAAATTGGGAGAAGAATTACTTGAAGGAAAATAGAAAAGATTTATCTGAGCAACAGATAGATATACTTTCAGGTAGAGATTTGAAAGCACATGAGGGTATGATATATGGTCAGATGTACAATCAGTGGAAACAACAAAGGGGGTTCAATCTTGATGACTGATACACAAATTATAAAAGGAAAAGTAAAGACAGTCTTTACTACATCTGAACCTGATAAAGTTCTCATACAATATGAGGATAGAGTTACTGCTGGTAATGGTAGGAAAGTAGATTATCCTGAAGGCAAAGGAAAAATCTGTATGGAAATATCTGAACTTCTTTTTCAGACTTTAGAAACATATGGAATAAGTACTCATTATATTAGTACAATTCCTGAAAGAATAATGTCTTGTAAGAAGGTTGATATTATTCCTATAGAAGTTGTAGTAAGGAATGTTGCTACTGGTTCTATTGTTAGACAGACTACCTTAGAGGAAGGTAGAATTTTTAATTGGCCTTTGGTGGAATATTACCTTAAGGATGATGAGAAAGATGATCCATTACTCACAGAGGATCGTATCAGATTGATGGGTGATTATCCATTAAGAGATATGGAACAGACTGCTAGAGAGGTTAATGGAATACTATCAAAGATTTTTCGTGAGATAGGTCTTACACTTGTTGATTTTAAATTGGAGTTTGGTTATGATTCTGGCAAAAATTTACTCCTTGCTGATGAACTATCACCTGATGGAATGCGGCTTTGGAAAGAAGGTAAAAGTTTTGACAAAGATTTGTTTAGGAAGGGTGAAGGAAATATAGTAGATGCTTATAAAGATATTTTACAGAAATTAAAATTAAGCAAATATTAAATGATTAAATAATTTTATGAGTGTAATTATTTACCAAGATCATATAGAAATTCTTGAGGAAGAGAACCTTCTCCTTAAGCAGGAGGTTCTTTTTCTTAGGAAACAATTGAGATATAAATCAATGGGTATTCCAATTGATGAATATGATGAGGATGGAAAATGAGTGGAGATTGTAAAAACCAACCAGTAATTTTCTATTCTGAAGAAATGACTGAAGCAAAAATTTCATTATTGCTTCAAAATGGTGTAGTGTTTAAGAATCGTCAGAATTATAGTATTTTTGATGATGAGGATGAAGACGAATAAATAATAAAAAAGTGTCACTGATAATGAAAACTTTTAAGGAATTTTTAGAAGAAAGTAGTCTGAGTAGAATAAAATCTAAATCAGATAAAGGGGGTATAGCAGTCATCTCTGGAAGTCGTGGTGACAAATCAAAGAAAGAAAACAAGGCAAGAGCAAAGCAGTTAGATAAGGATATCAAGGGTAAGGGTCTTCCTGGTGCTACTAAGGTATCTGGAAGATGGGATGAGAAGGATGACAAGACTGGTAAAACCACAAAGGTTAAAGAGAGAAGTCATGTTGTCAGTTCTGGTAAGAAGGGTAAGAGGGCATTCAAGAAAGCAGTCAAGTCACTAGGTAAGAAGTATGGTCAGGATGCGGTCTTGACACAAACTAAAAAAACTGGTACAGTATCAGCAACTAGAAAAGGTGGACTCGGCAAAGATAGTCAAGGTAGAAACGTTAAAAGAATAAAAGCAGGTAAATTTAAACCAGGTCAAACTTCACCAGATGGTGATACTCAAATTAAAAAGAAAACCTTTGCTTACAAATGATGACAAACAAACTTTATGATGATTCTAATTGGAGAGAAGAGTACAAATCTTACACCAGTAATGAAAGGCATCTTGAACTGCTAGAGAAAGGACCAGATAGTCTTTCCTCTAGTTGGATATTGCAAGCACTATATGGTAAATGGAAAAAGATGAAGGGATATGATAAGTTAGATCCTGAAGAAAATGAAGGTCAATTACAATCGTCTTTAGGTGAGTTTTTTAAAAAGACAAGAGACAATTAAATAAGTGTCCACGAGGGTCTATATGACCCTCTTTTTTATACTATAATAACTTCAGTTAAATAAAACACAATGCCTTTTGAGATTAAGATGACTGAAGATCAAGTAGTAGATGGATTGAGAAGTGCTTATGGTATAGAATTTACTGCTGCTGACATCAAGGGATTTTGTTCTATGAATGACATCACTTATCAAACAGTAACTAAAAAATTGAAAAAGTATAAGGTTGCTAAGGGTAGGTGGAATTTGGAAGTTACAACTAAAGCAGTTGAGAATATTGAAAAATCATTTAGTGCACCTGCTGTAGTTCCTTCAGAAATTCAAAATCTAGTTCCTGAAAAGGATGATACTTTTGTTCCATTTGGTAGTTTTAAAGATGTTAAAAAAATCATACAAAGCAATGTTTTTTATCCTGCTTTTATCACTGGACTCTCTGGAAATGGTAAAACATTTTCTGTAGAGCAAGCATGTGCTCAACTTGGTAGAGAACTTATTCGTGTAAACATTACTATTGAAACTGATGAAGACGATCTTATTGGTGGGTTCCGTCTTGTGGATGGGGCAACTGTTTGGCATAACGGACCTGTCGTTGAAGCACTTGAACGAGGAGCAGTCTTGTTACTCGATGAGATTGACTTGGCTAGTAACAAAATCTTATGCCTCCAATCCATACTTGAAGGTAAAGGGGTGTTCCTCAAAAAAATCGGTAGAGTGGTCAGACCTGCGGTAGGATTTAATGTTATTGCCACTGCAAATACTAAGGGTAAGGGTTCTGATGATGGTAGGTTCATAGGAACTAATGTTCTTAATGAAGCTTTCCTTGAGAGATTCCCTGTAACATTTGAACAAGATTATCCATCACCAACTACTGAGAATAGAATCTTAGGTGCAGTTGCTGCTCAATTGGGTGTTACTGATACTGATTTCTGTAAGAGATTAGTTGATTGGGGTGACATAATCCGCAAAACATTCTATGATGGTGGTGTGGATGAGATTATTAGTACTCGTCGTTTAGTTCACATTCTTCGTGCATATAGCATCTTTAATAATAAAGCAAAGGCAATTCAAGTATGTGTTAACAGATTTGATGATGATACTAAGCAATCATTCCTTGAATTGTATGATAAAGTAGATGCTGATTTTCAACTTGACGATAAGGAGGTGAACTGATATAATGGTTAATGCTTGGAGTTTACTTTATGATGAACTTTATGGAGATGATAAAATGACTGATGAAACAAAGAAACAACCAGATCCAGATGGTGGTAAAAACATTGGTGGTAGTTATGAGTTTATAACTGAAACAGGAAGTACTGAATCTCTTGTTGATGGTATTACTATTACTGGAATGGAAGGTATTGATACTGCATATATTGGAGATGCTACTGATGGATATGAGCATTCACAACATTGGTATGATTACACTCGTAATGATCCTGATGCAGTTAATCCTTTTGATAAAATTAGTCTAAATACCGAGGATCCAACAAAGAAGATTATGTCAGATAGCAGGAATAAGTATCATGAAAAAGAGATACTTAAAGATGTAGAAGAGTATGTATCACGTACTTATAATGGACACTATACAGGCACTAAGCATGAGTATAGAAATGTTCAGACAATAGATTTGATGGCATCAAGAGACCTTGCTTCTGATTTTTGTCAAGCAAACATACTCAAGTATGGTAGCCGTTATGGAAGTAAAGATGGAAAGAATAAGAAAGACTTGATGAAAGTCATACATTATGCTATGCTACTCTTACATTTTGATGAGCATTACGGTAAACCAAAAATGACCAGTGGGAATATTGACCACAACATGCCTTAATTATGAAACTTAGAGACCAAACTATGAATTTATCTGAAAAAACTCTAACCATCCTTAAAAACTTTGCTGGTATTAACAATTCCATTCTTGTAAAGAAAGGAAATAGTCTTCGTACCATTTCTGTTGCTAAGAATATTCTTGCAGAAGCAGAGATAGTTGAGGATTTCTCAAGGGATTTTGCAATTTATGATTTAAATCAGTTCTTAAATGGACTTGGATTGCATCAGGATCCTGATCTTGATTTTAAAGAAGAATCTTATTTAACAATTCGTGAAGGTAAGAGGAGAGTAAAGTACTTCTTTGCAGACCCTAATGTTATTATTTCTCCACCAGATAAGGAGATTAGTCTTCCTACGGAAGATGTTCATTTCCAACTTGATAGTGTTACCTTAGAGAAACTACTTAAGGCAGCAGCAGTATATCAACTACCTGATTTCTCAGCAGTTGGTGGTGCAGGTGTTGTTAAACTTGTTGTACGTGATAAGAAGAATGATACTTCTAATGAGTTTGCCATTGTAGTTGGTGAGACTGATAAAGAGTTTTCTTTCAACTTTAAGGTAGAGAATATTAAGATTATTCCTGGTGCATATGATGTGGTAGTTTCTTCTAAATTATTATCACAGTTTACCAATTCAACTTATAATCTAAAATATTTTATTGCACTTGAACCAGATTCCACTTTTGAATAATGTTTTGTGATAGACTAAGTTTAGTTACTGGTGGATTTGACCCAATACATAGTGGTCATATACAATACTTTAAAAAAGCAAAAGACCTATCAAATTATCTTGTGGTAGGTTTGAATGGAGATCCTTGGCTCAAGAGAAAGAAAGGACAGTACTTTCAATCTTGGACTGAACGTGCAGATATTGTACGTCATTTAGACATGGTTGATGCTGTAATATCATGGGACGATGCTGATGACTCTGCCTGTGGTGCTATTGCAAAGTGTCTAGAGATATCCACAGAGGTTGTATTTTGTAATGGTGGTGACAGAGGTAAAACAAATACACCAGAATATGAAAGATATAAAGATAATTCAAGAGTATTCTTTGAGTTTGGTATTGGTGGTGAAGATAAAATGAATAGTAGTTCATGGATACTCCATGGATATTTTGAACGTCAACGTAAACTATTAGGGATATGAAACTAACACAAGAAATCATTGATAAAATTCAAGAGGCAATGAACCATACTAAAATGAATGGTGATTTGAATTGGAATGATGGAGATGAAATTGAAGTGTGTCTAGGTGGACATTATGCTGCTGATAAATTTATAGCAATTCACAATAGGTCTAAGGAACCTGTGTATAATTCACCACCCCATGAAGGTTTTGATTATGAAGAACAAGAGTGGAAAGGTGGGTCTAATTCATTAGGAAGGTCAGCAGGTTATCACATTAAGAGGAATAGTGTATAATGTGGTATATTATAGGTTGGACAATAGTTACATTATGGTTATTCTCTAAGTTGGGTGTATTTAAAAAGAAATGAACAAAACATGGAGGATTTGGAAGTATGCATTGGGTAGCTTCTCTGACGAAAAAACTGAACCCTACGACAACTACATTGTTCTGGTACGTTCTATTATTTTCGTTTCTTATCTCATTACTAATTGTTTTATTACTGCAGGGGTAATTAGGCATTGGAATGATGGTAAATCAATGGCGTGTAGTTCAGAGGTAGAACAGCTGACTGTTAATCAGCCTGTCGCTGGTTCGATCCCAGCCACGCCAGTTTAATTTTATTATTTTATTATGAGTGATTTTATCTGGGTTGAAAAATACAGACCCAAAACAATTGATGATTGTATTTTACCTGAAAGTACTAAGAAGACTTTCAAGGAATTTCTAAATAAGGGTGAAATACCAAATATGCTTCTTGCTGGTCCTCCTGGTATAGGTAAGACCACAGTTGCTAAAGCATTATGTAATGAACTAGGAGTAGACTTCTATGTCATTAATGGTTCTGATGAAGGAAGATTCCTTGATACTGTTCGTAATAATGCTAAGAACTTTGCATCAACAGTATCACTTACATCTGAAGCAAAGCATAAGGTTATTATTATTGATGAAGCAGACAACACAGGAAATGACGTTCAACTCTTACTTAGGGCCTTTATTGAGGAATTCGCAGGAAACTGTAGGTTCATATTTACCTGCAATTATAAGAACAAAATCTTGGAACCACTCCATTCCCGTTGTGCCGTCATTGACTTCACAATCAACAAGAGGGATAAACCCACGATTGCTGCTTCTTTCTTCGAAAGACTTAACTTTATCTTGGACAAAGAACGGATTGAAGCTGATAAGAAAGTATTAGTACAATTGGTAAATAAGCATTTTCCAGATTGGAGAAGAGTATTAAATGAGTGTCAAAGATATTCTGTTGGTGGTAAGATAGATAGTGGTATATTAGCTGCCTTTTCTGATGTTGCGATTGATGACCTTATTAAAATCCTTAAAGAGAAAAACTTTCCTGAAGTACGTAAGTGGGTCAACAGTAGTTTGGACAATGATACTAGTGTATTATTTCGTCGCATTTACGATAGTCTATACGAATCCCTTGTCCCTAGCACTATTCCTGCTGCCGTTCTTGTTATTGCGAAATATCAATACCAAACCGCCTTCGTAGCAGATCAGGAGATAAATATGCTTGCCTGTCTCACCGAAATAATGGTGGAGTGTGAATTCAAATGACACCTCTAGAAGAAAGAATTAAACAAGCAGAACAAAGAATTGAAGAGTTAAAACTCTTAATTAAACATTGGAGAAAAAAATCATGACAGCACCACCAATCCCAGAATGGGGAGCATTAAGACAAAAACAAAGAAATCAAGTAAAGTCTAAGTTCTATTATATCTTTTGGGGTCTTGCTACTGTATCAGTATTTGCTGGTCAGTTATATGTTGGATCTGGATATCGTCAGATGGCAAGGTCTTTTGATCGTATTATGGATTCTATAGTTCTTGAATTAGAACAATCTTATGATAAACAGAGATTTTATTAATGAGAATAGAAACTAGAGAAGCAATGGAAATGTTGTTTTCTGCTAAATGGAACTTGCCAAAAGCAGCAAAACATTGTAATCTATCACGTAAGGAAATGATGATTACTTTTGATGAGTATTGTGCCTTACATCCAACAACTTACAATAAGTTTGAAACTGAACTTCAACTGGAATTAAATTATGAAATACCCTAAAGATCCTTTAGATGCTACTATTGTTGCTTTTTTATGGGCAGATTGGTTCGCAAAGCAATGTCTTTGGGTTCCTTACAATCTTTATCAGAAGTATGATTATTGGAGTCATAATAAAAAGGTAGAAGCAGACGCTAAAGCAGCAGAAGAAAATCCTCCTGTATTACCAAACATTACTAATGAAAGCACTAAAGACCCCTCTTAGATATCCTGGAGGAAAGTCAAAGGCAATTAAAACATTAGCACAATGGTACCCTAAAGTTATTACTGAGTATAGGGAACCATTTATTGGTGGTGGTTCTATTGCTATTGATATTACTAAGGCAAATCCAGACATACCTGTATGGATAAATGACTTGTATGTACCTCTTTATAATTTCTGGGTACAACTTCGTGATAGAGGAGAAGAACTCTCTGAGAGGGTTAGGCAGGAGAAACAGAATACATTGGATGAGGGTGATCCAGATAAGATAACTGCAAAGGCAAAGGAACTTTTTAATAAGTATAAAGCAGAGATTGATACTTATGATAATTTTGAGAAAGCGGTAGCATTCTTTATAATGAATAAGTGTAGTTTCTCTGGGT